TCGTGTTTGCAGTTAAAGCATTTTTTCCAACTGCAACGTTATTTGTCCCTGTTGTGTTAGAAAATAAAGAACAAAAACCTACTGCTGTGTTATTATTTGCTGTAGTATTTGATTTAAGAGCCAATCTACCTAAAGCAGTATGATTATCTCCTGTTGTATTTGTTTGTAACGCACCATTACCTAAAGCTGTATTATCGTTCCCCTCTGTATTTGCTTCCATAGCATTACCAATGGAAACGTTTCCTGTACCAGATGTATTTGCTGTTAAAGAAGATTTTCCAACTGCAATATTGTCATTAGCTGTTGTAGCAACTTTTAATGCACAACTTCCTATTGCTACGTTTCTATCTCCTGTGGTAAGTGCTGTTCCAGCATGATGACCTATTGCAACGTTGTCTGTTCCACCAGCTTCAACGCTATCTAATGCTGTATCTCCTAAAGCAACATTATTACTTCCTGTAGGATAGTTACCATCTAGTTTGATTGTGCCACCATCAACTACAAAGTTTCCTGTAAGAGTTAATCCTCCACCTGGAGCTAAACTTACACCTGATGGAACAACAACCGTGTCTCCTGAAGTTCCAAGAGTTAACGTTGTTCCTGATTGCGGGTCTATTTGATCAACTTCAATTTTACTCATTATACGACTACTACCGTTCCTGTTATAGTTTGTGTTCCTGTTATTGTAACTGGTCCTGCTAAAACTCCAGAGTCTACTGTTTGATTAAGACTTAAAGTTGAAGCATGAGTTACAACATAAGGTGTTGCATCCATGACTGGAGAAATAGTTTTCTTAGCTGGCAATGTACAAAATACAGTTTTAGTTCCTGCACCAAAGTTCACTAACGCATCAGAATTAGAAGATGAAATAACATCCTGCCTTGAAAGCGTATCTGTCCCTGCATCAGTTACAGTTCCAGTACCAACTTCAAAATCAGTTGTGCCATCATGTACAATAGCATAATAAGTTTGCACACCATCTCCGATACCGGCAACGAATGTTTCAAAACCTTGACTAGTAAAAGTTCCAGTTAAGTCAATTGTTCCTGTGCCAGTAGTCGTAGTGGATTGCTTAACCCTATCGTTAATTACAAATGCCGTCATTTACTACTCCAAAAATCTTATGCGTTGCCAAGTCTAATAATTGCACTAGAAGAGTTTGGTGTTGGGAACTGAATAACGAAATCACCGTTAGTTGCAGTTTTTGATCCACCGAAGTCTAAAACTAATACAGCATTATTAGATCCGCCACTCTTATAAATCAGTGCTCCTACTGCTGTTAAAGTTACAGAACTAAAAGTTAAGTCTGCAAAATCAACGTATGCAATATTACTTGCGATTGCTACACCATTATTAGTTAAAGCGTTCCCACCTGCAGTATAACTTGTACCAGATGAAGAAACTTCATTAGTAGTAGTATATGCTGTAGTAGAAGTACTGAAACCACCTAAAGATGTATACAAAGCAAGTTTAAAAGAGGTTCCACTATTTCCCGATGTATCAAAACTAAACACGGATTTTAGTAGATCTGTTTTAAAAGAGTCAGGTACTATATTTGCCATTTAATTGTCTCCTTAATTTATTTATGGTGATGGTGATTTTAAAGGAGTTCGAATAACACCATCTTGATATTCGTCTCGGCGTCTACGACCTTGTTGTTCGATCGCGTACGATTGTAAAGCTCTTTTGAAAGATCCTTCGTAGTATTGTAACATATCTGCTGGACCTTTCAAGTATCCATATGCTTCTACCAGACAACCATATAAAAGTAAATCCTGATATTTATTAGATGTATAAGTACCATTTGTACTTGGTGGGGTAACTCCAGTTGTAGTAGTAATACTTTCTGGTTGTTTTGTATATGCTAAAGTTATTAAATTAGTTGCGTTTGGGGTAGGAGCCACTATCCAATAATTAGCATCCCAGTTAGCATAGTATTTAGGTATACCAGATGCAGTTCCAGGTGTGTCATAAAAAGTTGCCATATAAGATGTGTCTTTTTTTTCTAAAAAAGTTTGATCTCCATTTGAATCAGTTAACTGAACATATCTAATAAATCTTAAATCAGATGGTATAGTTACATATCTACTTCCAGATGCTAAGTTTGATGTTGCATAAAATCTATTGTCATCAGAATCTGCTTCTCTATAAATTCTGTTCTCTGCATTTTTAATTATAGTATCTAAAACAGAGCTTGATAAAACAGAACTATCTACTTCAGTATAGTTTCTAATATCGTCTTGTAAATTTGCTAAAGTATATGCCATTACTCAGAATCTCCACTATGTTTTTTACTTATTTTTTCTGCTTTATCAGATCTTAATTCTTCGTACATTTCAAGATGAGGGTCTTGTCTTTCAGGTTTAAATATATTTTTAATCCAATTAATAATTTTTTTAATCATGGTGTTATAGTTATAGGACCAACGGAACAACCGTAGCCTCCTCCTTTTATATTTCCTGTTGTAGCAGTATCTGCATTAACTGTAAAGAAGAAGAAATTAGATAGAGCATAATCTGTTGTAACTCTTGCACCATTATCATAAAGACCTGTTGTAATTGCATATCCTGATCCTTGAGTTATTTGCGCTCCAGTAATTCCATCAAAGTTTGGAATTGCTGCATAAGCAAAAACAGGATTAGTAGATGTGCCTGTTCCAGGAGACGTTGTAGGTGCACCTCTAAATAAATAAGTTGTACCATTTGTTAAACCATGTCCTGGTACATTTACATTTATAATACTTGATCCCGCTTGATAAGTTTCAAAACCATCTTGTGGTATCATTACAGTTGTAATGGGTTCTGTTCTATCGGGTCTTACTTGTAACAATGCAATACCATCACCACCAATTGGTTTAGGCTCAAGTTGTGGTTGCTTAGGTTCAAACTCTGTATAATGAACAAACGAACCATTCCATTCTCTAACCATTTCTCTATACGGAAATTCTAAACCCGATCTATCTGATATAGCTTTTGAATGTTTTCCTGTTGCGTACTTAGACATTAAGTTCCTGGGTAATAAGCTTTAGGTGTAATAAATGTACTTGAAGCTGAACCGTCCTCTTGTAATGCTCTTTGAAATTCATCTTCGTAAACTAATTTCATTTGTTGAGTTAATTGTGGAGCATACTTCATGGATAAATAATAAGTTAATCCTGAAACCATACAAGGTATAAATCTAAAAGGCATATCAGTTGCATTTGTGTAAGCACCAATATCTTGAATTCTTTTTATATAATAAAAATGCATATCTTTAGATGCATTAGTTGAATCTGGTGTAGGATAAACATTTATACTAACATGATCTATAAATCTTTGTACCCAATATTGATTAGGTGTACCTTTTGATAATTTATTTGAAAATGCAGCATAAGTTGATCTATCAACTTTTGTCATTGGACTATCTGATTGATCTGTTGCTGTTCTATCTGATCTTAACTGTGCTTCAAGGACATCAGATATTCCATAAACACCATTTGGATTTGATGTGGCACTTGTACCATCAGAACTTGCTCTAAAAAATTTATATTCTGCTTGTCCTTCAACTAAATCAAGATCTAATTCATCTATTTCCCAATAGTGAATACCTCTATTACCCCACTCTTGAAGCATTATATTTAATGATCTTCTTGAGGTTTTTAATTGATAACCTGATACTTGTTGAATACCTAATCGTTCAAAAGCTTCTTCTACTATTTCATCAATAGAAAAAGTTTTATCAAACGTAGTTGTTCCAGAGGTAGTGTTAGCCATTTAACCTCCTAGCCAGTGTAACCGATAGTAACCGATGTCGTGTTAGTTAAATCTAAATATATTCCAGTTGTACAACGAATCCCGCTTCCTGGAACATAAATATCTAAACCTTCTTCTCCAAAATTTGCTTCGTAAACTAAAGTTCCTGTTGCGTCTGTTCCATCGTAAAGTTTGATATTACTATTAGCAACGCCTTCACCTTGAATATAAGTTATTCTAGCTGGTCCAATAAATGAACCTGTTGCGTTTGTAGCTCTACCAAATCTTCCATCTGAAGTTCTTGCAGAAAACTGTTGGTCTGATGATGCCATAATTGTTTCTCCTTAAAATTAATATGTGGGGCCAAAGCCCCACACTAATTATTTATTATGCTTCTTTAGCAAATACACCTTGTACATCAACAATCGTCCAATGAGTTGTTGAGTTTAAAGATGCACATACTACAAAGTCACCAACTTTTGATGTAGATTTTGTATTAATTACATCTTTATCATCTGTTAAAGATCCAGCATACAAAATACCATCGTTAGCATTTGGGCTAATAGTTAAAGTGTTAGTTCCATCTTGAGCTGTATTTACAAAAGTAAATATTCTTCCGATAGAAATTGCAGGTAAAGTAAATACCACACCATCAGTTGATGATGTAAAAGTTTTACCAGAATCTGCATTTGTAACTGTGTAGTTAGCTTCTTTGTTTTCTAGATTGAATCCAGTTAAACCTGCTTCGTTAAATTTACCTTGCAGTACTGGTCCTCTAAATAG